TGGTAAAACCATGTCTAAAGTCGTTTATCGTGGTCAAGCATACGACACTGTAGAGCGTCGTGAGCAAAGACAAGCACAACAGCAACCTCAACAGCACAACGAAACCTATCGTGGAGTTCGTTTTGTAAAGGAGTCCAAGTGATGAAGAAAATCAACGTGCTTCAACTTTTAAAAGAGAAGAAGCAAAAAGAAGATCGTCGTCACGTAGCAGAACTTTGCATGGCAGGTAACTGTCAAGTCAAGGTGAAGTAATGGAGAATTACACATATCACTACGATGATATGGACAAAGATAATAGGCCACCCGCTTGTTATCAATTAACCTATAGAGGTTGCAACTACTGGTCATGCTATCTCATTCATTTGGATGAGTGGTTTGAAAATCTATTTAAATCAGAGGGTTCTTAACGAACCCTCTTTTTTTGTCTAGGTATAAACTCGTAGGCATAAATTTTTATTAAGGTTTCCTGACAATTCCTATAGATAGTGATAGAATTAAGAGGTGAGAAAAGTGTACTGAAAGTTCGATCTACATTATGAGTTAAATCAATCGTGGAGGTTATCATGCATAATCTTATTTCATACAATCAATTAGCAGGATGGAACGAAAGCTTAATGAGATTGGAGAATACTTTAGATAGGAGTACGGAGGAAGCAGATCTCATTAACGACTACTATAATTGTCTAATTGAATGTGACGACGATCAGGCATCATGCAAACGAATCTGTAGGAGGATTCTAGAATAGTCTGAATGGAGGGTTGACTACCCTCCTTTTTTTGTGTATAATTAGCTTTGTCAGCGTTAAACATGATGGATAAAGAAAAGCTAAAGCTGATTATCAGAAACCTTGAGTCTCTGGTAGAATGCTTAAAGTCAGAAGTTTATTCTGATGTAGATTCATATAAGATGAACTACGAAGAAATTGCACAACACATTACAGATTACGACGAAGTATTTTATGACGGAGATGATGACTATGATGGTGATGCGACTAATAGTATAAATAACCGATATAGGTTATACAACGATGATGATGGAGACGGACTATAAGATACTTGATGAGTATCCTTATTACAAAATATATCCTGACGGAAAAGTTTATTCAATTAAACTTAAAAAATATATTAATGGTCATAAAAACAAAAGAGGATATTATGCTTTTACCTTGTATGATTTAAAAGGAAAAAGAAAGCATAAAGGATTACATCAACTTCTTGCTATGGCATTTGTTCCAAATCCACATAGATATGAAATAGTCAGACACCTTGACGATGATAAAGATAATAATTCTTTGTCTAATCTAAAATGGGGAACAATAAAAGAAAATATTGAAGATGCCATTAGGAATAATGTTTTTAAAATACCAGACAACTCTAGAAAATGGTTGGTTAAAGTTCCTAGTGGTGATATAATAGAAGTTGGAAACCTTTCAAAATTTTGTTCTGAAAATAATTTAACAAAGCAAAATTTACACAAAACATACAAGGGTGATAGGAATCATCACAAAAATTATAAACTATTGAAAATGTTATGAGTCAAGAAGTTAAACTGATTAGTGTTACTCCAGATGCAGAGAAACACATGGCATATTGTGCTCGGGTAAGTAATCCTAACAATCAAGATAATGATAACTTCTCTGGTTTGCTGAAGTATTGTATCAAACATCAGCACTGGAGTATTTTTGAACAAGCAACAATGACTCTGGAAATCAATACTACTCGTGGTATTGCAGCCCAGATTTTGAGGCACCGTTCATTTACTTACCAAGAATTTTCACAACGTTATGCTGATAGTTCCTTACTCGGCAAGACGATTCCCCTACCTGAACTCCGTAGGCAAGACACTAAGAATCGTCAGAACTCTATTGATGATTTGGATAAAGCGGTTATCGATAGTTTGAATCGTCAGATGGAGACTTTGTTTGATTCATCCATGGCACTCTACAATCAAATGCTAGAGCGTGGAGTAGCAAAGGAGTGTGCTAGGTTTGTATTGCCCTTAGCGACCCCTACACGCCTCTATATGACGGGTTCAGTGCGTTCTTGGATTCACTACATCGATCTACGGTCTGGACACGGTACACAGAAGGAACACATGGATATTGCGAATGCTGCTAAGAAAGTATTCATTGAACAATTCCCTGCAGTTGCTGAAGCCCTTGAATGGGTCTAAATATCCTTATAGTTTATTGAGTTTTATGGCTGTATATCCTGTTATTAATAGAGAAACTGGTGAACAAAAAGAAGTAAAGATGAGTGTTCACGATTGGGATCAATGGAGGAAAGATAATCCAGACTGGGAACGAGACTACTCAGATCCATCAACTTTTCCAAACTTCGGAGAGGTTGGTGAGGTTTATGATAAACTGAAAAAGTCGCATCCAGGATGGAATGATGTACTTCGTAAGGCATCAAAAGCCCCAGGTTCCAACGTTCGCCCTATCTAACCTTTTCCATGCCAGCAAAAAGAAAAACATCCTCTCCAGTTCCGTTTGGAATGAGTAATAAACAAATGAAAAGAAAGAAACCAATCAACACAGACTTGATGAAAACGATTGATCCACTTACGGACAATCAAGAAGAACTTTTTAGATGTTATAAGAACGATCAAAACGTCGTTGCTTATGGAGCAGCAGGTACGGGTAAGACATTCATCACCCTCTACAATGCTCTGAGAGATGTTTTAAATGAAAAGACACCTTATGAGAAGATCTACATTGTCAGGTCGCTTGTAGCAACCAGAGAGATCGGTTTCCTTCCTGGGGATCATGAGGACAAGTCTTCACTTTACCAGATTCCATATAAGAATATGGTGAAGTACATGTTCGAGTTGCCAACTGAAGCAGATTTCGAAATGCTTTATGGCAATCTGAAAACTCAAGGAACGATTAGTTTTTGGAGCACTTCTTTTATTCGTGGTACAACTCTTGACAACTGCATCATCATTGTTGATGAATTCCAAAACTTGAATTTCCATGAACTTGATAGTATAATTACAAGAGTTGGCGAGAACTCAAAGATTATGTTCTGCGGTGATGCTACTCAATCTGATTTGGTAAAAACAAATGAGAAGAATGGTATCATTGACTTTATGAGAATTCTCCGTGTCATGCCATCGATTGATTTGATTGAGTTTGGTGTGGAAGATATTGTACGTTCTGGTCTCTGTAAAGAATACCTAATTGCTAAAACAGATTTAAATCTATGAATTTTATTCATCATAATTATCTCGGTGAAATTGAGTTAGAAAAGAAAGAAACAAATGGCATCCGTCTCTATAACCTTCCTAATGGAGACTGGGTGCCTTCTATTACATCTGTAACTTCTTTTTATAACCGACAAATCTTTGCTGACTGGCGCAAGCGAGTAGGTATTGAGGAAGCAAATCGTATTACAAAGAAGGCAACTACAAGAGGAACTGATTTCCACGAAGTAGCACAGGACTATCTTTTAAACAAAGAACTTGATTGGAATAATTATCTTCCCGCATCTAAGTTTATGTTTCATCATTTGAAGCCTGAACTTGATAAGATAAATAATATTCATGCAATCGAAAGAACACTTTACTCAGAATACTTTGGATTAGCAGGAAGAGTTGATTGTATTGCAGAATATGATGGAGAACTAGCAGTCATAGACTTTAAAACATCAGAAAAGATCAAACCAGAAAAGTGGATTGAGAACTATTTCGTTCAAGAAATGTTTTATGCATCAGCATACTATGAAATGACTGGTATCCCTATTAAAAAACTTATTACTTTGATGGTTACTCCTGGTGGAGAAGTCAAAGTATTTGACAAAAGGAACAAAGGGGATTATATTAAGTTATTAGTTCAATATATTAAAGAGTTTGTACATCACAATACTAGGTCAGAGAATGGAGAATGAACTAGAAAAAGAATTAGAAAAAAAGTTTTTCTGTCCCTCCAAGTTTGCACAAGAGATCGAACATCTTGTGCAGTATAATCAAGATATGAGTTATATCGATGCTATCATTCACTTCTGTGAAAAGAATAGTGTTGATTTAGAGTCAGTTCCTAAGTTAATTTCAAAACCATTGAAAGAAAAACTTAAGTACGAAGCAATGGAACTTAATTTCTTGAAGAGAAGTTCCAGAGCAAAATTGCCTCTTTAATTCATTTTTGGGTAGAAAAATTCCCGGCAAAAATTTCACCCTATTAGATTTTTTGATGATGCCTGTTGATGCCTATCGTTGTTATTTGTCCATGAAGAATCACTTCACTAAGGACAAGTATGATTACCACAAGTATTGTGGCAAGAGTCGTGCGAGTGTGGAATCTTTTTACAAACGTAAAGATAGGTTCTGGTTTGAGAAGTTGGCAAGAAATAAAAATGATAAGGAAGTAGAAGAGTTTTTCATTTCTAACTTTATCACCTGCACTGATCCAAGTAAGCTTTGGATAGGAGAAATGATACGCGAGGGTGAGAGTAGATATGTTAATTGGAAAAAGAGAACTCAATCTCTATCATATGTTTTCAAAGAAGAAGTAGAATCTATCTTTGCAGATAAAGATATTGATTCAGTATTCTCAACTAAGAAGGGTCATCCACTAATTCTTAAAAAGTATTTGAGTGGTCAAACCTCTATTGAAACTATGGTGATCTTGGATCAGATACTTGGCTATCGAAAAGAATTCGATAATCTTATTCAAGACCCAGTGTGGGAAACCGTCAGTATGAGAATAAAAAAATATTCTCCATTCCTACATATAGATGTATTTCGTTATAAAAAAGTTCTTAAAGAGATTGTTTTAGGAGAGAAATGAGTTTCTTTGATTCAGAAGTAGTCCGTGCTGAGATGGCAGAAATTAGTGAACTACAAGAAAACGTTTACCAAAATGTTTTCAAGTTCCCTACAATGTCAAGAGAAGAAAAACTTTCTCATGTTGATATGTTAGAGAAACTTCTTGATAAACAAAAAGTTCTCTATACTCGTCTGAGTTTATCCGACGATCCTGAAGCAAAACAAATGAAAGAACGTATAACTGAATCTGCTGTTATGATGGGCATGTCTCCAAACATAGACATGGGAACCATCCTTAATAATATGTCGAAAATGCTTGAAGTAATGAAAGAGCAGATTGACAAGACTGGTTCTGACCAGTAGAATAACGAAGTACACAAAGGCCAAATCCGTACAAAATCCGAGGTAATCTAATGTCTTTCGCAAATCTTAAGAAGCAATCTTCTCTTGGTTCACTGACTTCCAAACTGGTAAAGGAAGTTGAGAAGATGAGTAATACTAGTGGCGGTGGTGATGACCGTCTCTGGAAACCCGAAATGGACAAGACTGGTAATGGTTATGCTGTTATCCGTTTCCTGCCTGCACCTGAGGGAGAAGAACTTCCCTGGGCAAAGATGTACTCCCATGCCTTCCAAGGTCCTGGTGGTTGGTATATCGAGAACTCTCTGACGACGATTGGTCAGAAGGATCCTCTTGGCGAATACAATCGTGAACTGTGGAACAGTGGTAGTGATGCAGACAAGGACACTGTTCGTAAGCAGAAGCGTAAACTGTCTTACTACAGCAACATCTATGTTGTAAAGGATGCTGCTAATCCTCAGAATGAAGGTCGTGTCTTCCTGTTCAAGTATGGTAAGAAGATCTTCGATAAGATCATGGAAGCAATGCAACCTGAGTTTGAAGATGAAACCCCCATCAATCCTTTTGATTTCTGGCAGGGTGCTAACTTCAAACTGAAGATCGTCAAGAAGGATGGTTATTGGAACTATGATAAGTCAGAATTTGATCGCGTTGATCCTCTGCTGGATGACGACGATGCTCTGGAGGCAATCTGGAAGAAGCAATATTCTCTGACTGCACTGACTGCTCCTGATCAGTTCAAGACCTATGAACAACTCGAAGCACGTCTGAAAATGGTTCTGGGTCAGAAGTCTTCACGTCCTCGCTATGATGAAGAGACTGCTGATGAGGATAATGACCGTGGTTCTTATTCTCCTGACTTCTCCTCACGCTCGCAGAAGTCTGAACTCCCTGAAGACCTGAGTGCTCAACTCAACTCTTTGAGTTCTTCTAAGTCTGATGAAGATGAAGATGATGCATTGTCATATTTTTCTCGCCTTGCAAATGAATAAATAACAATACCTGTAAGTCGCATTATAGGTGGAAGAGGTGTCTTAAGACACCTCTTTTTGCATAAATAGTAATGCGACTTACAGAGTAGAACTATGAATTATTACACTTACGCATACCTGCGTGAAGATGGAACACCTTACTATATTGGTAAAGGTAAAGGAAGAAGAATTCATCAGAAACATAGTGGATTTTTTCCACCCGAAAAAAGTAGAAGAGTATTTCTTAAAAAATATCTAACTGAAGAAGAAGCATTTAAGCATGAAATTTATATGATTGTAGTTCTTGGCAGGAAAGATTTAGGAACTGGTATTCTTCATAATAAAACTAATGGTGGTGATGGTGTTTCTGGCGTTATTATGAATGAAGAAAGAAGAAAAATGTGTGCTTCTTTAAAGGGTAAAAACCTTAGTGAGAGTCATAAGAAAAAAATTGGAGAATCTAACAAAGGAAAGCCAAGACAAACTCCTGAAGGTATCGAAAGACTTAAAAAGATTCAGCAAGAGAGAAAAGGAAAACCTGGAAAGAAACATTCTGAAGAAACTAAAAGAAAAATAAGTGAAGCATCTAAAGGCAGAATTCCTTGGAATAAAAAAATTATTGATAAAGTCTGATATTATCAGCACGTTTCAGGGTTCCGCTCACATACTGAGTGGAACCTTTTTCATATGTCATTATTTCTTCAAGATCATCCTTAACTACATTAAGGTATCTTGGTTTTAATACGAAAATAGTTCTCTTATTGGTTTCCAAGTTCTCTTCATACTCATAGTTTGTAACAGGAACTACAATGTCTGTTTTGAATGTATATCCATTAATTTCAGAATCATAAAAAGTTAAAGTATAATCTGAATCAACTTGAAGACCTGCTGGTAAAACAACTACACCTAAACTATTCTTAACTTCTAACGTTTCGTAGTGATGAACTCCATTGTAGAGAGTATCGTAATCTCCATACTTATCTAACACATACTCATCAAATACTTCTTGAGTCATAGGCCACTCACTCTGAACGTTCAGAATATTATTGCAGATAAGAACAACCCAATCTAAATCAGAATCACCATAAATTTTAAATGCTACATTATCTGGTCTATCACTTCCTTTGATATTATATTTGGTAAAGAATGATAGGTTTTGGAAAATATCTTCTCTGAGTTTTCCTCTCTTGAAAAGATTTTTTACTTTAGAATATTCACCAATGATAGCATCTTTGGATCTGCTTACATATTCTAGATCTGGAACCTGGCGGAAGTAGTTAGACATTTTTAGTATCCTATTTCGGTATCTTCATTATTATCAAGTTCTGTATAATCACTATTAAAGACGGGTTCAAGTTCTTGGAAAGTCATAGAAATCTGATATGAAGTCATCACACCATCTTCAAAGGTTGCATAGTTTCCATCTGGAGTATAATCAACAGTAAATCCTGTTAAAGCACACTCTTTTATTTTACCTATGTATGGATGCTCTTCTCCACTATCACCTCTTAACTTATATTGAATTTTAAATGTGTGAGGAGATTTGAGAAATAAGTTGGAAGGAGTAGTGATAGGAGACATTCCTTGTTTAAAGAATCTAATAATCTTAATCACTTCTTTTGCTTCTGGTTTATTTCTTGGCGATAGTTTAAAGGTAAAGTTGAATGGTCTTAAAGTTGGAGCCTGGAACAGAAGTTCCATATTTGGATTGATGATTGCTCCAGTTGTTCTTGTTATTAATGACCTAACACCAGCCGCTTGTCCAGCAAATGCAGCAGCAATAGCAGTTTTAATATCTTCTCTTCCAGCAGCAACTCCAGCACCAATGGACTCTGCCGCTGCAGTTGCTCCTTCAACACCACCAGAAGTAAATCCAAGTGCTGCCTGTGCTAATGCTACTTGTAATGGATCTAGATTATCAGATCCCCAACTAACAGCATTAGTATCGGTAATACCCCCAGGAACTGGAAGAATAACACTTCCTATTATATTCTCACTAGATACAGATCTTCTTGCTGCAAATCCAACTCCACTAAATTTCTTTGGTTCATATTTAACCATATTGAATTTGATTATATCCTGTTTGGATTGTCCGATATCTGAAGGATAAATCAAATTTTTAGGGAAATCATTCCTTGTTTTATCTGGTGCTGGTGGTTCTGTCTGAGCTGCTGGTTGTGAGTTATCTCCAGTTTCTTCTTCTATAGTTGCAGTTGTTGGAGTTGATGTTGTGTCTCCAGTTTTTGTTTGAGTTTGTGGATTAATAATCCCTGGAACTTTTGCAGTTTCTTGTAGATATTTTTTAGTATTATATGGAGAATGTTTATTGATTAATGCTGCTCTATCGTTGTTTACAGTTTTTTGGTATTCCTTTGAAAATGTTTGTTGTAATTGTGCTTGGGTTAAACTAGCACCATTTCTTGTATTGTATTTCTTTACAAATGCGTCATTAACCGTCCAATTGTTTCCAACTGCACTCCCAGTTGCCACTAAAGTTCTACCAAAAATACCTTCATCTACATATAAATCTGCAGCACCAGTATCAGTATTTACTATTAATCTAGTAGGCAGTTTTGCTATAGTTCTTGTTGATTCTTGCGTATTATCTGCCATTAGACAAATGGTTTTTTATTTATTTAGACGGAACTTTCCATACTGTAATGATAACAACTCATCAAGTTCATTATATTTGACGACATGAAGTTTTCCTACAACTTCTTCCCAGGTATATTGTCTTCCCTGTCTCCAATGAAAGTTGATACCTTTAAATCCCCATCTCTCTAATGATGTACAAGCAATCAAAGGGTGTTGGTCATATTCAATATCAGGAGTTTTTGGATTATATAAAAATGTATAAAACTTCCCTGGTTCTGGATACAATACTTCTTCTGTAAAGATTTCCATAATCATCATCATTATTTCTTCCTGGTCTTTTGTTCCAGTTTGTTCAACTCTTTTCAGAAGTTCTCTTGTTCTTGCTGTTCCTGTTCCTACGTATTGACCAAAACCTTCTGCCATTATGTGAATAACTCCTCTTCTGTGATGATTTTAAATTCTATTCTTCTATCATCACAAAACTCTTTTGCTGCTTTCCACTTTGCTTGATTTACAGCATAAGTTTTACATTCATAGAGATATGATTTTGTTTGTCTCTTTGGTTGTTTAGGTGGTCTCGTTTGCTTCTTTGGTTTGACTTCAATCACATATGTTTTAACTTGACCAGAACTTTCTTTTACTTTGACAATAAAGTCAGGAAAGTATTTGTGAATGCGATTATCAACAGGAGAAATATATGGTATGTAAAACTCTTCACTACCCCACTCTAATATATTCTCATTCAAATCACACCAACGACAGAAATGACGCTCCCAACTACTTCGACAAATAATATTGTTTGGATTGCCTTTATATTTCTGGGGATATGATGGTTTGTAGATACTCTTATTACTTTCCGCCATACATAATATATAAGGTCAAATAGTATTTATAAATGCCCACTCCAAAAAGAGTTTCACAAATTAAGTCACAGTTATTAAGACCTGCTTTAACCTCTCACTTTGAAGTGCAAATCCCAATTCCATCAGACCTTAGAGGTCAGTTGGGAACTCAACAAGATACACTTAACTTATCTTGTTGTGAAGCAACACTTCCTGGGTCAAGTTTAGCAACTCTTGAAACTAATAATGATTATACTGGAGTGACGGAGAAGCACGCATATAGAAGAATGTTTGATGGTCAGATTGACTTTACGTTTTATGTTGATGCTGTAAATTATCTACCAATCAAATTTTTTGAGAGTTGGATTAGATATGCGATGAATGAAAATACTAATGAAGCAAGAGCAAAGAACTATAATTATAGAGTAAAATATCCAGATAGTTATATTACAGATCAAGGATTAATAGTTAGAAAATTTGAAAGAGATTATAGGTCACAACTTACATATGAGTTTATAAGAAGCTTTCCATTAAGTATTTCTTCAATGCCAGTTTCCTATGAGGCATCATCTCTGCTAAAATGTACTGTAACGATGAATTATATTCGTTATATTATTAATGAAATTTCTGGTGCTCAAACATCACAATCACAAACGCCAATACAACAGGCACAAAATAATGCAAGTATTTTAACTACAGGAGGTATTCCAGAACAAGTTGCAAATAAATCTGGCGCTTCTGTAACCACTATTTCTACTGCTGATAGATTGCCAGGTGGTAGAGTTTATGAAGCTAATAAAATGAGAGCAGGTCTTATTAAACTTGGTGCTTCGGAAGCAGAATCCGAAAAAATTGCCAGAGAAGCGTACTTTAATTAACCCTCTAAATAATCACAACTGAAAAAATCTATAGGACATTATGCCTTTACCAAAGATTGCTACGCCAACTTATGAACTTGAGTTGCCATCAACAGGAGAAACAATTCAATACAGACCTTTCCTTGTAAAAGAAGAAAAGGTATTAGTCATTGCTCTAGAGAGTGAGGATACAAAACAGATTACGACTGCTATTAAATCTGTTATTAAAAATTGTGTCTTAACAAGAGGTATTAAAGTAGAAGCACTTCCAACATTTGATATTGAATATTTGTTCCTCAATATTCGTGGTAAATCCGTTGGAGAAGATTTGGATGTTAATATTATTTGTCCAGATGATGGTGAAACAGAAGTCACTGTAAATATTAATCTTGATGACATCCAAGTTCAAAAGAAAGACGACCACACCAATAGAATTAAATTAGATGATACTCTGATGATGGAAATGAAGTATCCTTCATTAGAGCAGTTCATCAAAAACAATTTTGATTTTGGTGATAAGAATGCTATGGACCAGTCATTTGATTTGATTGCTTCTTGTGTTGATAAAATTTATAATGAAGATGAGGTTTGGTCTGCTGCTGATGTAACTAAAAAAGAACTTAATGAGTTCTTGGAATCAATGAACTCTTCACAGTTCAAAGATATTGAAAAGTTCTTTGAGACGATGCCTAAACTTTCTCACGTAATCAAAGTTAAAAATCCTAATACAAAAGTTGAGAGTGAAGTCGTATTGGAGGGACTGGCAAGTTTTTTCGCCTAGCCCTGATCCATATGGATCTTGAGAACTATTTTAGACTCAACTTTGCCTTGATGCAGTATCATAAATATTCTTTGACAGAGATTGAGAACATGATGCCTTGGGAACGAGACATTTATGTTGCCCTACTACAACAGCATCTTGAGGAAGAAGAGTTAAAACAAAAACAACAAAATGCCTTCAAATAAATTGCTCTCTCCCTCTAAGTTCTTCGGAGAGGAAAGATATCAAAAATATCTTGATGAGATAACTTCTCAGGGGACGATAGAGGGTGAGCAATTAACACCAGAAGAAAGAAAAGAAGGATTTAAAAAGAGAGGAGATAAAATAAGTTTTGAAACCTTTGTTGAGAAAATTTTAGCAAGAAAAGGGGGAGCAGGAACATCTGAAGGTCCAACAGCACTTCCATCTGGAGGTGGAGCAATTGTTAAGAGAGTTAATGTACCAATACAAGATTTATCTAGATCTCCTGTATCAGAAAAGACGCAAGAAAATCTTGATGATATAATGAAAGGTATTGACTCAATACTTGAGACATTAAGGGCAGACCAGAAAGTAAAAGAAGATACTCAAAAATTTGAGAAGAAGCAAAAAGAAAAAGCAAAGAGAGAAAAGAAAGAAGAAAAGTTAGAATCAAAAGCATTCAAAGGACTTGGAAAAACAATAGATAAAATAATCAAACCAGTCAAGAGTTTGTTTGAAAAACTGTTTAATTTTTTAGGGACTGTTCTTTTGGGAAGAGTTCTTGTTAAACTTGTT